CTTGTGTTAAGACCTGACCTCTCTAGCGCACCTCAGCACGGCTTACTTAACCGTTCTACACTGAGTTTTCGTAGTACACTTATTTAATTTAATTATCAAGGTTCTACAAAAGTTTGTGGTGGAGATGACCGGATTCGAACCGGTGTCCTCAACAGTTCACTTTGGCTTTCTGTCGAGTCGAACGCCCATCGCATCCCCATGATATAGAGTAGCAAGCAGTACTTACTACTCTGAAGGTCTACGCAGAATTTATATCGTTAGTCTGCGCCCGCTCCGTGTCCGTTTAAACCCTGACATAGGGTGATAAGTTACTTTGCTTCTTTATATCCCGTTTTCCACTAAGCCACATATCTGTTGCTGACCCACTAGACATTAAGTCAACTATGGGTAACTCTTTATAAGCACACCCAGCCGGTGGTAGTTTACTTATCAAAATCCATGTTAACGGCTAAGAGTTCTCTTTTTCGGGTGAGAGCAATGATTTAAGATGTCCCGAGGTATTTAATTATTATTCCCTAACGAGGGGTCGCAGTTCCCCTCTGCGACGATGGTTGCGGGAACGAGATTCGAACTCGCGACTTTTAGGTTATGAGCCTAAATTGCTACCACTGCATCATCCCGCTACAAAGGAACCTCAGACGCATCCTTAGTTCCTAGGCTTACTCCGAAGATATAAGCCGCAATTCTTGTTTTCTTTCCCTCTTTCCACGGATCCTTTCTCTATATTTCCGGAATTGTTGTGGTGATCAACTCCACGGTGAGTATTGTTGTATGGTTTCTTCATTCAACCACCTGGGACTTCAGGCGAGGGTCTCGGCACAGTTTCAGCGCTACCTAATACCGGTTAATTATTGAAAACTCACTCTCGCTTTACAGAGGCTTGTGACTCTCGTGCGGTCTTACCTGTCCACGGCGCGATTACGTTTCAATGTGAGAGGGGCGAAAAGAAAGGATAAAACCGCCCCTCTCAATTCTCTATATATATTATATCGTAATTTTTTAATTTTGTCAAAATTTCTTTTCTTAAGTTTTCCGAAAGTTTTTTTTCTTCTCTCTTAACTTTCTATATATATTATAGTAGAATTTTTAAAGTTTTTCAAATTTTCACGAGCACTTTCTTACGAAATAGGCGATCGGCCCCGAATAGACGGTATTTTCAGAAATCACCCACGGTTCTTCGTCGTATTCTTCAATTTCACGAACCTTGCCGCAGCCGCACTTCTCCATCCATTTACCATTTCTCTTCACTCTAAAGTGATAATCAACTACCAGATCATCTACCCAGAAGCCTACATTAAGACACATACGAAATGCGATCAGTTCCTCGTCTTTTTTCAAAGGATAGTCCATTCCGTCTACGTCTTTTACTTTAAAATCTTTGTGAATCTGTTCTAAGTCACGCTCAAACAACATACACATAACCTCATACTCATCCATGCCTTCTATGTCTACTAATCGGCATGCAAGCTCATAATCGTCCTCATCAAAGTTCTCATCGGGACAATACCATTCACAAATATTAAAAGCAAAGCTCCCGCAATTTGTATTGAATTGATGTTCTTTAAAGTAATTCGGGTCTCTGTTCTGTTCAAACATTAATTATATCCTTTCTCAAATTGTTCGTTCAAAAAACTAATAAACCGATCTACTTCCCTTGTTATAGGAAAGTGAATTGCTGCATATTTCGCTCCACTTTTTCGGTAAATTTTTGCTCCCAAACATTCAGCACAAAAAACAAGATACTCTTCATACTTCATTCCAGCCAACATAGCCTGTAAATATTGGTATGAGGTATGGAGCTGAGGCATAGGGATTTTATCGAAGTTGTTAGTTATAATACCATAGCCTTCGTGCCATGGAAGTTTGTCAAGGTAAAACGCTTTCATTGCCGCCTCCTTCCAAAAAATCCTGCTCCCAAGTCGCTATTGAAACTTTTCCCACTTTCTCTAACTTCTCCCAATCGACTGGGCGAAGTTCTTTCGGAGAAAGCTGCGATTTGTAGTTCGGATCAATATATCTTTTTACAGTTGAAGGCGCGCGACCGACCTCACGGGCAACCGCGGCATAAGTATGATATTCAAGATAAAGCTCGTTCATTCTGATTACTTCATCTTCCGAAACTCTCATTACTTTCTCCTTTTAGCTCTTGTTCCCACAACTTGAATGTTGTTTTCTTTCTTCCACGCATCGAAGCGTTCAGGAAGCTCCGCAAAGAAAAGACAAGTTGTATCTTTCATATGAAGCATGCACTCGGCGCAATCTGCGGACTCTTGATTGCAGTAATTGTGAATAATCTGCAAAGCTTCAATAACAATATCGTCAGAAATTTTATTTATTGTTTTACTCATTCTCTTCTCCTATAAGCATGAATATTGCAGAAAGCGGCCACTTGGTATCGTGGTCCCAGATACATTCCTCTTCCCAACACCAACAAGGATAGAAGTTACTATCCTCATCTACAAGAACGGGTGTTGCCCAAGTTGATGCAAGATAGGTGTAGTCGTCTCTAACTGGCTTACCGTCTTTAAGAATGATCCCTCCAGTCCAATACCAATCTTCTTCAAGGCCCGCATAGGCTACTTTAATATTATGGGTTTTAATAAGTTCGACTGCGCGATGCCAGTCAAATACCCTTCTGGGGTCACCGCGATACGCTTCCCCAAGCGTAAACGCCAAATCATTTCTCATTGTTGATAGCATACTATTTTCTCCTTTTTTATTCTATATATATTATATTAAAATTTTTAGAAAAATTCAAATTTATTTTGTTGGAGTAGGCGGGTTGGCTATTTTTTCAAATTCCTTCCTTTTATTATACCGCGCGGGCGCGTGCGTGATTCTATCAGAAATTTATTTTAATTTCAAGTTTTAATTTCTTTGTGAATTTTGATTTTGCTTCGAATTTTTGGTATAATAAGTATAGAATTAGAGGAGGATTATTTCAAATGGAAGAACAATATAAGTTATATGATAAGGTCATAAGCACCACATTAGTTAACTTCATGGTTGAAGATAGTAGGAATAAAGGTGTTGTTCTTTCTCCATTTGATCCTAATGATGCTGAAAGTTTATATGCTTTTGAAGTTGCTTTACTATTGAGCCAATCAGTAAACAAAGTATTTTATTTAGATATGGGATTTTTTGCTTATTGGAAGTTTAGGTTTAAGAATTGGTCAATGAGGAAAAACTTTAAAAGATACACAAAGGCAAATAAGGTAATAAAAATGGAGTTGGACAATATTTTGTCATTTATTAGAAATGAGTTGTCTTTAGATAAGGATATTTATGAAAAGATTTATAAAGAATACTATGAAAAAGGAACGAAAAATAGAAGTATATACAGATGGAAGCACCAAAAATAACGGACAAGAAAATGCTGTTGGCGGCTGGGCATATATTGTATTGGTAAATGGAGGAGTAGCTCATGCGGATAATGGGCATTTGTTTAATACTACCAATCAACAAATGGAGCTGTTTGCAGCAATACAGGCTTGTGTTTATTTAGATGATAGATACGGTGGTTTTGATAAGTTCGTTATTTATAGCGATAGTGCTTATTTAGTTAACTGTGTTAATAATAATTGGTATGGTAAATGGTTAGAAACTGGGTGGAAGAACTCGAAAGGAGAGCCAGTAGCTAATAAAGATTATTGGAATCTTTTAATTCCATATTTTGATGATTACAGATTTACTTTTAAGAAAGTAAAAGGTCATTCGAATGTTAAGTATAACAATTTAGCAGATGAATTGGCGCAGTGTGCGGCTGAAATTGGGAGGAAGAAAATTGAAAATAGTAGTGATTAATGGACAAGGTGGATGTGGTAAGGATACTTTTATTAAGCTGTGTCAGAAACATCGTTCGAATATTTTTTCAACTTCAATGGTAGATGGTATTAAGAAAATTGCCACAGAAATGGGTTGGGAAGGTGGAAAAAGTTTAAAAGATAGAAAATTTTTGAGTGATCTGAAGGATATTTCTGGAGAATATAACGATTTTCCTTTTACTTATACAAAAGAAACTGTTGAGAATTTGGAAAAGATTTTTGGAAAATCAGATGAAGAGCTTATTGTATTTATACATGCAAGAGAACCAGAAGATATTAGACGTTGGATAGAGGAATATGATGCTATTACTTTACTTATTAGGCGGCCCGCCGTTGAAGGAAACTATGGTAATCATGCAGATGACAGAGTTTTTGATTTGTTTTATGATTATACTTTTTGGAATGATAGCACGATAGAGGAATTGGAAGATAGAGCAAAACTTTTCTTGAAAATTTTACTGCATGAGAATCAGGAATAGAAAGGAGAACTAATGGAAAAATTTATCGATGGAATTAATTTTTTTGAACTAGAGGCTGAAAAATACTTCGCGCCTCCTTCGAGTTGGAGTCAAGAGAAGAAAGAAGAGTGGGCGCGCACCCGTATTTTTAGCGGAGAATGGTGGGGAGCGCAGAAACGTGACGGCGCTTTCTTCATGTTTTTGAAAGACGAAGATGGCAATATGTTCTTGCGACCGCGCGCCCGCAACGTAAAAAAAGAATTTGTGAACAAAATTGATTGGGTTCCACATTTGCATGAATTTTTTGAAAATTTGCCAAACAATATTTGTTTGCTCGGAGAAATTTATTTGCCTTCAAACGAGCAGGCAAAGTCAACCACTTCAATTATGAATTGTCTACTTGATAAAGCCATTAAACGTCAAGAAAAAGAACCCCTTCACTATTACATTTTTGATGTATTGGCATTTAGGGGTGAGTCAATGCTTGAAATGAACGCGCTTACAAGATTTATTACGCTTGACGCATTGAATGAACTCTATCAAAACCCATATGTAGAATGGGCGCACTATGTCAATGGAAAAGAATTGTGGAATACAATCCAAGAAATTCTTGCTAATGGATATGAGGGTGTCGTTATAACTCGTGGTAATTCCCATTATTTGCCAGGTAAAAGAACAAATAAAGATACGTTGAAAATTAAAAAGGAACTCCAAGACACGCTCGATTGTGTTATAATTGGTGCGAATCCACCGACGAAACTTTACGATGGAAAAGAAATTATTGATTGGCCTTATTGGTACAATGAGCAGACAAATGAGAAAATTAATGAGCCAATGTTTAGGGAATACGAAGACGGCGCGCCAGTGATACCAGTAACTAAAAACTGGTTCTATAATTGGGCAGGCTCTTTAAAACTTGGACTATTTGATGAAAGAGGGGTTTGTACTCATATTGGAAATCTGAGTGGACTAACAGAGGAAGTAAAAGAAAATTGGAAAGAATATATTGGAGCCGTTGCTGAAATTATAGCTATGG